CTCACCAATCGGCAGCTCTTCTGTCCCGGATGCTGTCCCCGTGTTTTTCTCTGTAAATGCCCCCTTTGAGGACACGTCTTGACGCACTAAAGCGTTCCATTCTGTCCTGACTCTTGTCTCGGGCCAAGCCGGCTTCATGTGTGCCATGACCCAGCCTGACACAGCCTCAAACGCGGCCTCTTGGGACATGTCCCCACGGCGGATGCAATGGATGTAGTGCCCGGCAACCCGGTTGAACTCGCTGAAGCGAGTCACCGTGTCCCCGCCTGCGTATACATCCCGGTTCAGATCCACCGGCTCGAAGTCCTCGCCTGCGTTGGTGGAGCCTTCCCCAAAGAGTCCCCGAATCACGTTATCCGTGTCCCCTAAGGACACCTTGTGCCTGATGGCCCACGGCGCTGGCTGTAGCCACTTCAGCTTGTCGGCAAACTGAACATGGCATCTGGGCGTGAAAAAATCACGCCAAGCGACCTTGCAGGGCTTTGCCGTGCCGTTTTTGCCGTGGATTGTACCGGCAAGCCGAACTGGCTGGTGTGAGCGGCCGAACGGATTGCTCTTCACGCCCCGCCCCAGCATCAGGTCTCCCCCTGCAAGCTCCGCTACCGTGTGCCGCAGATTGATAACGCCCTCGATGTCGGCAGTCGGCTCAATCCGCCACCAAGCATGGCGCTTTGGTGTACCGGCCTCGGTAGTGCCACCGGACTCCACCACCAGATCCGGCATACCGATATGCTCTGACACCCACTCCATCCGCTCGTCGGTATCCCCGGAATCAAAATCTGCCACCACAGTAGTAAACTGTGCCACGTTTGCAGCAGTCGCCTTCGGCTCCTTCAGCACGCACGGCACGATGAACGATGCAATTGAATGCTGTCCCCAGCGACGGCAGTGTTCCACCGCTGAGTCCACCCAGCTATTCTGCCATGCCGGCTCAAAGAAGAACTCTTCACGAAACCGGCCTTCCTGTTCGGTCCCCTTCTCTCCGATCCCCCGCAAGCACACAAACATCCCGGGGGAGAAGTCTACGCCCTCAAAAATAAACGACAGGTGTTCCCTGACCTGATCCGCATCAAAGTGGACCAGGCTTTCAGTTTTGGCAGTCATCATTTCTTGAAGCGGAAGAACTGAGAGGGCACCGCGACTTCCTTCTTGGTCCAGCAGCGGTTTTTGAAGTCACAGAACTTGCAGCGGAAGTCGGTGACCTCTGCTGCGCAGCGGGCCAACTGTTCCGGGTGTTCACTCTGGATCACGCGCAGAGCAGCGTCAGAGACATCCTGTGCGACTCTAGCGTCCAAGCCGTACTGCACCTCCACAAACACCTCACCAGTGTTGCGGTTGATGGCTGTGAACATGTATCCAGCCAAGTCCATGTACGCGATGTACGTCTGGACCTGCGCGTAGTACAGCGGCTTAGATTCCTTGACGCCGCGGGCTTTGGTGTCCGCCCACGATTTGGCGTTAAGAGCCTTGTTCTCCCATACGAGCGGAGTCTTCTCAATCCCGGGGCCACCGTGGATGATTCCATCGCAGTGTCCCCCCAGCTTGCCATCGCAAGCCGTGAACCCGATTTGGCCGCCTTCTGGCTTTTCGGTCTGGAGTTCGTACCCGGCAAGTCGCATGTACTCCGCCATGCGCGTTTCGCCGTCGTGTCCCATGTCAAACACCCGGTAAATGTCCGGGGAGAACTTGGGCTTGTCCGGCTCATCTCGCTGGCTTTTGTGGTACTCATAGCCAAGAGCCCGCTCACAGTGGTGTCCCCAGCGTGACGCCCCCAGGTATGTGCGTTCTGATTGCCGCTCACGGTTCTCTGTGATGCCCTTGTTGATTGCGGCCTCAATGGCCTCGTTGTGGAATTCTTTTGGTTGAAACATGTTGTTGGTTTTTGTGTTATTCTTCTTCCTCCCAGAGCTTCAGTGCGCGCAGGAAGGCCTCGGCACGTTGGCGCGCTGTAGCGCACACGACCGGATAGTAGAGCTTTGCTCTGTCCCAGAAATCGCCTTGGGCGTTCATATCACCGTCGGTGATGTTGTGCAGCTCGAAGATGTACTCGCGCATGTGTTTTTCCGATAGACACTTCTCAGCTTGGTGCATCGCCTCAAGACTGTTGCAGTAGTTCGGGATGAACTCATTTCCTATGTAGTCTGCATTCGGGGCTGTTCCTGACGAATGGACTGCGCTTACGCATGTCCATCCGCAGGCTTCAGCGATGGCTGCGTTGATCTGTTTGTTTGTCATTCTAGTGCCTCCCGTGCTATGTTTTGCATAGAGTCTGCTCTGTTTGGCGTTGGACCGGGCCACTGGCAATCGGCGATCTGCCGCAATGCTGTTTCGAGTTTTTTGATCCGTTCTGCTGCCAGCAAAAGCAGCGTATCAGTCAATCCCTCATCGACGCGGGAAAACTCACCGCAATCGCCTGACCACCGTTTTGGCATGTAAACGCAGCCATTCTCAAGGTCGTCGATCAAGCTCATTCTAGTGCCTCCTTTCCTAAATCAAAAGCCTCTGCTTCACGCAGCCATTTTTCGGCAACCTTTTCAGCAAACTGCTTACTCGGATACCCCGGCGTACCAGCGTGCAACAAATGCCGGACAGCCTGCATCAGATTCCAAATGTGCTGACGCTGTTTTACTACTTGTTCAGCAAGTTTGTATTTTGTTTCGTCAATCATTCCAGTGCCTCCCGTGCTATTGCCCGCACCGCGTCCATGCGATCTGGCAGCGTGATTACCCAGTCGCAGTCACGGATGCGCTCAAGGGCTGTTTTTAATTTACAAACTTGCTCAATCCTATTTTCTAACAGCCACTCCAAAGCACTGATTCTTTGTAGTAATATTTGTTCTCCAGCTTTATTCATGCTTGTTGGAGAAAATGGGTATTCCCTGCTGTTGAGTTTTGCGATGTCATTCATTCTAGTGCCTCCCGTGCTATCTGCTGCATCCAGTAATCCCGGCTTGGAGTTGCAAGTGTTGGTTTCCAGTTCCCATCCCTAATCTGTTCAAGAGCTGTTCTTGCCTCTCTCAATTTGACAGTTAGATCGTCAACCCGTCTCAGCATTTCCAAGTAATTTTGCCAGTGTGCATCTGATCTGCTGGTCATGCGTTTAAGTTCAACTTCAAGTTCAGCCTTATTCATTCCTGCACCTCCTCCTGAACTACCGAGGAATCCTCGGTGGTTGTCTCGCGCTTGCCGAGCGTAAGCTGTTGTATCAGGTCTTCGGCTTTTTGCAGCCGCAGCTTCAACCTGTCGTTTTGCGCCTCAAGCTCGGGCAGTATCAGTTCACATGCAATACAGTGTTTCATGGTCTTTGTATGTCGGCTGCTGGGTTAGTTTCCTTTAGTGATTTTTGTGCGGATTTTGTTTTCGTTGAAGTTCCACGTCAGCAAGCACGACGCCCTATAGCGGCTCATGTTGAACATAGAAACCGATGGTCCAAGCATTTGCATCTGCTTTTGAGTGGGTGGCAGGTTAAGCCAAGACCGTGTCTTGCGGCAGAGACTGGTGTCCCCGTTTGTGCGCAGAAAGTCGTCTGCGCTTGAGATCGCAAGGATCTTGTCGTCGCTGACATCGAGCTTCTGCAACCGCTGCCCTTCCACGGCGCCAAGCGCGTAGAAGTTCCCGGCAAAGGTGATGACAGCCGCCCAAGCCTGCATTCCGTTGGCCACCAGCACAAGCCCATCAAACAGCGATTCCCACTGAAACGGTGAAGCATCCAGAAGCTCCACTTCGGTCATGCGAAACTCTTCGAGCACGCCCTTGCTGACGCGATCCTCATAGCCGCACACCGGACACACCATTGTACTCACCGGCAACTCAATGCCGCAGCCCTTGCACTTCTTGGTCGGCGCCTCACCTGCTTCTCCTTCCTTGGCCTTGGTGGCAAGCCGCACCTCGGCTTCGAGATTGCCATGGGTGACCAAACTGTAGCCAAAGTCCATGATGAGACAGTCGCTCTTGGTCTGTCCCGGATACCGCTCCGGGTCCAGCTTCCGCAGGCCTCTGCCCACCATCTGGAGCATCACGCTCTTGCTTGAGCACGGCCGCACCAGCACAACGCAGGACACCGGCTGACAGTCCCACCCCTCGGTGAGAACAGCCACATTCAGCACCACTTGATACCGGCCTTCATCAAAGGCTTTGAGTGTGGAGCGGCGCTCTTCTTCACCCATTCTGCCGTGTACTACCACGGCACTTACACCGGCTTCCACGAACGATTCACAAAGGTGCTCGGCGTGAGCCACTGTGGCCGTAAAAACGACTGTCTGACGCCTGCCGGCGTGTTGTTTCCATTCCCGCACGATCCGGTCGTTCAGCGGGCTCTTGTCCATGACCTCGGCCACCTCGTCCATGTCGAAGTCGCTGGTCTTTGGTATCCGATCCAACTCAGCCTTCAGGCCAAGATCCATTACCAGTCCCCGGGGGCGAACCAAGAACCCGCCTTGTACCAGTTCTGCGAGCTGGATGATGTCGGCAACGGTCGGGAACACCGAGATGAGTGCCTTGCGGTCGCTGCGCTGTGGTGTAGCCGTCAGCCCCAGGATGTGTCCGTTGGGATTCCTGTCGCGGAACTCCTCAATGATCCGCAGGTACGAATCAGCCGCAACGTGGTGCGCTTCGTCCACTACCAGCAGATCCAGATCTTGCGGCATGGTCGCAAGATTCCGCTCCTTTACCAGCGTCTGCACCATGCCGAATGTGGCGTGCAGTCCCCAGTTCTTGCGGTCAGCCGTGAACAAGTCTGTGCGCTTCTTTGGGTTCACCAAAGAGAACGTCTTGCGGTTCTGGGAAACCAACTCATCCCTGTGCTGAAGGATAAGTGCCCGCTTGTACCGGCTTGCCGCAGCCGAGAGCATCACTGTTTTTCCTGCGCCGGTTGGAGCAACGCCAAGAGCGGCTCCGTATTGATCGAGTGCCGCGTGGCACTTCTCTACAAATTGTTTTTGTCGTGGTCTTAGTATCATTGTTGTGAAGTCGTTCCGGCTGTTTCACAAAGGGCAAAAACCAGACCCCTGTCGCAGGATCTCCCTGCGCACCATGGCTCGGAACTGCGTTGGCCAACGCTATGTTGAAGGTAGAAAGAAAAAACCCGCTGACCAGTTTTTGTTTTTGTGGCAGGTCAGCGGGTCTTTGGGAATCAGCCTACTTCATCCACGGAGGCTTGACCGTGCCCACCGTTGGTGCCGCAGGCTTCGCCGCTGCAACCGGCTTCGCTTCAGCAGGTGCACCAACCGTTTCAGCGCCTCCTACTGCGAGCAGGTAGCTCTTGTAACCATTGCTCTTGGGATTCGGACTGGTCCACTCTTTGACCTCGTTGCGGTCTGCACGGCCATCCTTTCCCTTCTGGAAACCAACGACGATGTAGACACTCTTGGCAGACATTGCCATGCCCACCTCCTGGATGCCAGCCTCGTTGAAGGCGTTGTATGTCTCAGGCTTCGTGTGGTCAAAGATGCCAACAGACTCCATGATGCGGGTAATCGAGCCTACTGCCTTCTCCTTGGCTTTCTCAGCGGTGTTTGCGTCCCATGGATCGCAGATCACCCCAAAGATGCGGCGCCGGTCGAACTTGCCACCGTCTACGACAAGTTCGAGATCTAGATACCGGCCATTGGTAGTCTGACTGTGCTTGATGTCGCGAACGATAATCACGACTTTGGCGATGGTCCCGGCAGGAATCAGATCAAACGAAGTGCTGCCGGTGTTAGATGTTTCGGGTGAGAAGAATGACATGTTAGTTAGCTGTAGGGATTGTGGTTTGCAGGTTGTCGATGCGCTTTCCAGCGCGGATTTTTGCGATGATCTTGGCCAGGTTTGGCTCTTCGACCATTTCAAGGCATCCCGAGCGGTCTTTCGCTGGGTAGCCCCATGGGTTCTGTTCATGGCAGACAAACGCCCGGTACAGGCTTCCGTCTTCCGCTTTCAGATTCGTTAGTGTGAGCACCTCGTCGAAGACCCCTGGCAGTTCCCTGCCGGTCTTTGAGCCTTCAATCTGCGGCTCCCAGAAGACGCGCTTCAGTTCATCTTCGTCCCGGTTCAAGATGCCCACCATAATGACGCTCTTGGGAGCGTGCTGAAGGTGGGTGATCCAGCGCATCATCTCGCGCCCCAGCAGGCCATATGCTGCGCGCATGTCCTGCTTGCCGGTACGCTCGGAGACTGCCTCTGGCTGCGTCTGCGCCCACTTAAAGCACTCGCGTGCTGCAACGGTGATTGAGTCCACGAAGATCGTGTCAAACTGCTCCATGGATTTTGGATCACCAAAGAGTTCGCACGTCTGGTCGTACACGGCTTTGCTATAGTGCCCGTTAGAGTCCGAAGGATCTGGGCCACCGATGTAGAGTGCGGCAGCCCGTGCCAGTTCCCACGGATGGCAGCCTACTTGGGATGCGACACCGCGAACGTCAAACACGTTGTCCTTGGCCCAGTCCTTGCCGAGAGCCAGCGTGCCGGCCTCGAAGTCCACAAACAGAGTCTTCTTGGGATCGAGTGTTCTGGCCTGTGTGGTCTTCCCGGCGCCTGACGGGCCGAAGATACACATGGTTACTTTATTGCGGGCCGCCTTCATGCGGTCGTCCGCTTTGGTGAATTTAAGCATGGTCTTGGATTTTGATTGATGGTGCTGACAGTTTTGTAGTGCGGGCATCGAGCAGCGCGTCTATAAGCGCCGGATCGATCTGGTTTTTGAACGTGGCCTCAGACACGGAGAACTCGGTCTTAATGAGCTTGCTGCCGATCTCTGCTGGGAGCGCTTCCCAAAGAGCGCGGAGTTTTGCCTGATCCCAAGTTACCGTTTGCTTCAGCTCGTAGCTGAGTTTGATGCCGCCGAAGTCCTTGGTGATGCTGCCGTGGGTTTTCTCGCGGGACACCATCTCCTGGATGAAGTCGCCGCCTACAATCTGAAGCAACTCGGCTTCCAGTGTCGCGTTGTGCTCCCGGAAGGTTTTGATTGCTTCCTTATTCTTTTCGATTTGCAGCACTAGGTGCTGAATTTTGTGGTTCATTGGTTTTTGTTTCTAGTTTGAGTTCGATCCCCTCGGCTTTCGCCAAGTCGATCAGTTGCAGGTATCTGTTCATGGGAATGATCCCGTGATACAGCCAGTTGTCTATGGTGCGGTAGGAGATCTCGACTCCAGCCAAGCAGAGCTTTCTGTAAAGCTGCGCTCGTCCACCGAACTTCGCGATCACGCCACGCACATCCAATACGGTTTCGTTCATGGCGCAAACATTCGTAGAGTGCGCTTTATTTGCGTGCAATAAAAAAAGCACACTTTTTTAAGTGTGCCTTTTTATGGTTCGCGTTGAGTGAGTTACGCGATGTCGCACTCTTTGCGCAGGTCGTTAATCCGGTTCAACCACCCTTGCAAAAATCTGCCAAAGCCGGGCTTCTTTTGCACCAGTCTGCGGTAGAACTGCTCCCGTTGGTCGCAAACATCTATGGCAACGGCTTTTGGTCCACGTTCGTTGATGTAGTCCATCGTGGCTCGCTTGGTGTTGGGCCCCCAAACTCCGTCATCATACACCCCTACAGCACGCTGTAAGAACTTGGTTTGCTGACCGATGCCACAGTTCACTGCTCCATCGAAATGCACCTGAGAGACAGGCCACGGAAGCTCGTAGCAGTGTGCTGCGTCCCAGTACTCCCGCTTGTAGATCAGACTGGCCTCATCAACCGTAAGCTCTTCGATGTCAACGTCTGGGTGGCTTCTCTGGTCAATACCGAACTTAGTAAGGCCACCGGGATCGCCGTCTTCGTTTTCGGTAACGGCGAAATCCATGTCGCCGTAATGCCCTTTGGCATAGACGGTTTCGTGTTCCAGCACGAATTTCAGGGACCGGTTAAAATCGAGGGTCATTGGTCTTCGGGTTTTTGAGTGTTTGGTAGAGCTTCACAGCCGTGTAAGCAGCCGCAAGAATTCCGCAAACAATTCGTATCCACTGTTCTACATCGCTGAGTGAAATCGCCAGCGCAAGAATGCTGGCAGCGTTCACTGTTGCGATGTCTACGATGTGACGGTGTGGCTCAGACATGTGCAAGGAAGGTTGAGCCTGGACCGGGAACTTGTGGAAGCCTGCCGTTTTCATCGTAAATACCTGAGTTCGGACTGATCTTGTCACTTGGTAGACCCGGGCCGTCTGCGGCTGCTGGCGGGAGGACACGGTTCGGTCTTGCCAGAATCTGGAGCCCTGCCGGTGGCGTGCTTCCGAGGTAGAGAGCCTGATGCCGGGGAATGTTTGGTGTGGGCAACACGGTCATAATAAGAACTCCAAAGGTAGTTTAATGAAAATCCAATATTGAGAAGCACTTCGGTCCAGCTTGGCGTGGAGAGCGTCACGATGTTCATCACAGCGCCACAGATGACGACGCTGGAAACTAACTTTCTCGCCCCAAGCATCCAAGGATTTTTGTGAATCGGATGCTCCGGCCGGCCAAACACGCGAAACGCCATGTCCAGCACCGCGCCTGCGACAATGAGATTAGCGGCGGCGTTTACTATGGTGAGCGGGTTCATCGACAAGCACTTTTGAGGTAATTAGCTCTATAGCACGGAGCCCCGCAAACCCAAGCAGGAACGCTATGGCGTAGCTGTAGGTTGGGTCGTTATCCAGCTTTGTGATCTTGAGGATCAGTGGCGTCACATAATTGGCTGATGCTGCGCCGCCAACGGTCGCCAGCAGGCTTCTGCCCACGTTTAGCCCTGCTGTCTTGGACATCATTAACAACGCCCCAAAAAGGCCTGCTATAGCCAGGCCGATGTTAATGCCCTCCTCTTGCAGGTTCATTTCTTGTCCCCTGGCTGAGAGTGTGTGGCCCCAAAGTAGAAGCCCAGTATCATGGCTACACCGCTCGTGACGCCACCCAGAAGCATCGTCAGCGTCGAATTCTCCCACAGTTTCATCTGGCCGGTCAGAAGCATCGAGACGATCCCAAGGTAGAAGCTCACAAAGAGAACTGCCAGTATGTGCGGCACGATGGACTGGGTGGCGATCTGCATGGCTCTGGCGCCTTCACGGTCCTTAACGGCAAGCTCCTCAACCTTGACGCCGATTTCCTCAAGCCGGATGCGGAAGTTGTTGTCGAGCTTCTTGAGGCTCTCCATGCCTTCCGGCATGAGGCGCCCGGATGAAAGCGCGTCTTTGACGGACTGCTCGGTCTTTTCAGACAAGCCAAGCGCATCTCCTACGGCTTCCACGGCAGCTCCGATGAGCGGGCTACCAGGAACGAGCATACTCCCAAGAGTCGGCAGGACTTTCTTCAGCCAATCCATGTCTTCAATAGTGCCACTGCCACGACCGCAGCGGAAGGGTAAAGGAAGTCAGTGAGGCCCTTCCGTGTCCACGCCCGGGGCTCCAAACCACCAAAGTACGGCATGTTTTTGCGCTGGCCGCCGTAGTTTGCTTCGATGTTCCGGTACTCAGCCTGGGCGTACTCGCGTCCCACGAAGTAGAACGAGCCGGCAGCAGCACCAGTCCACCAGTCACCGCTTACAAGACCGATGATGGCTTGAATGACGAGAGCAATGACTGGGTGGTGCAGGTGGTTCATTACAGTTCAATGATGCCAGCAACGCTTATGCTGTATCCATTGCCGCCAAGGTATGTTCCATCGTACTTTGTTACGAAGATAGAATTTCCAGTAGCAACTCCAGATCCAGACGCTCCAGTGACTCCGTTTTCACGAACAACCATTGGCGCAACTTGAAACGCGGTCGTCCAAGAATTTGGAAGCGTAAACTGAAGATTGGTTCCAGCCGTTCCATTTGTCGTGATAGAGATAACAGCGCGAATAAATAACGTGTTACCAAATCTCCTATATCTTCCAGCAACAGTTGCTGATGTGAGTGTTCCAGATCCCGGAATTAAAGTTGGAGTGTAGCCAATCCAAGCATAGGCTTCATCAAGTCCAATATCAACTGTGAGAGCAGTGCTTCCGTTGACTATTGTGTCTGTGCAGTTGGTGTACTTATTTCCTGTAATTTTTACATTCCCAGCACTTGACGCTAACTCAATCCCTGTTGTAACGCCATTAAATGTGTTTCCAATTACAGTAATTGGATTAAATGAAGTGTTGATGTAAACACCATCTCCACCCGCTGTCCCTGACAAGGCATTGAACGTATTTCCACTGATTGTGGTGCCGCCTCCGTTTGGTGCGCCGGTGTTTGTCTCTAGTTGAATGCCGTTTTTTCCGGGAGCAACAGCAATGTAGTTTCCAACAATATCGCATCCAGACGTTCCAGTCCGTACAAGAATGCCAGTGCCGTGAACTGAGATTTCAGCTCCAGTAACACAGATTTGGCGCACTTCAGTCAGGCCTGCCGGCACCACTATCCCGTTGTATCCATTTAAGATGGCCGTGCCAGTGCCAACCTTCAGTGCCTGACACCAGTCCCCAAGCACAATGCCTTGCCCCTGAAATACAATGTTGCAGTTTACAAAGTTGTAACTCGTGCCACATCCTGGCTCAGTTGATGTGCCGATCCCTGGAGTCGGAGTGCTTTCAATAAACACGCCAGTGCCGTATGTGCTGGCTGAGTTTCCAAGCAATGGTCCATACAGTTCGCAGTCATCAAAGCTGACAGCGGTCATGTTGTAGAGCTTGATGCCGGTGGTCCAATAGAAGACGGCACCGTAGCCATCACCACCGCGCACGGAGATGTTCCTGAAGGTATGCTGTGCGGTGTAGCTACCGAAGAACGCAAACGTGTTCTTCAGGTGAATACCAATACCTCCGTTTGTCCTGCCAGTAGTTACAGAGAACCCTTCAAGGTCAACTGTGTGCTGAAACGATGAAGCGTTGAACTCAAGCCCATCCGTACTTGGAAAATGGAAAATGGTGTTATTTCTTCCATCACCAAAAATCTTGATGGTATCAATCGAGTTTTTGTTGTCTGAAGGACCAGAAGCAGATGGCGAGAATGTGTAGACTATCTTGCTTGTACAGAGGTACTTTCCTTTTGGAAAGTAAATTGCTTTTGCTCCGCTTGAAATGGCTGCTTGAACTGCTGCCGTATCATCAGCCACCCCATCTCCAACGGCTCCAAACTGGAGCACAGAGACGATGCCGTTTAGCTTTGATGCGTTTTGAAAAGATTTACTGCTCATAGGTTATGCAATGCGCTGTTTGACCGCGTTTGATGTGCGATAATACCCAAAAAGCGGAACTCCTCCGGCAGCCGCAGCGGCATCATTTGCAAAGTCTCCAAGAGAAACGCCAGGAACCAAAGCATTTCCATTTTTGATTACTTTCCCAGCTTGGAACATAAATTCGTCCCCGGCAGTCGCCGCAGTCGTCAGCGTTACCGTGGAGCTATTGGTTTCGAGGTAGTCCGTCCCCACTGTCAGTCTCAAGCCGTTCCTGTAGACCTGCAAGGTGTCTGTACCGGGCAGGTAGGTGAAGGTGGTTAGCGCAAACGTCGTCTGCCCTGCGGTGGCTGTGATGACCTGGGTGGAGATGTCGAACACCGAGCTGGGCGCGTCGGTCTGGTCGAAGGCACTGTACACGAACACGCGCCGGCTGTTACGGACCGTA